CTCGGCTTGCGCATTGATCTTCTCGATGTCCGCATTGGGCATACCGCCCAACTTCCCCAGCTTGTCGAGCACCTGCCCCCATTGGGCCTTGAAGTCGGCGCGCTGTGCTTCCAGTACCGAATGGTCAATGGTGACCTGACCGCCAAAGTCCAGGCGCTTGACACCGCGTTGCAAGTTTTCAGCAGTGGCCGGGTCAATGCCTTCGATCTTGGGAATCTCGATCTTGCTGACTGCATCGCTGTAGGCCTGCTTTGCCTCGGTGTAGGGAATTTCCCCGTTTTGCACCTTGGCGTGAATGTCATCGGTGACCGTCTTGACGTTGATCTCATGGTCGAGAATGGCATTTGCCGCTTTGGCCCGCGCCAGCTCGGTATTCTTCTGGAACATGTCTGTGGCGATGCCCATGCCCGCCTGCGCGATGTTCTGCACCCCGCTGCTGACATCAAACGCACCGGCCGGAATGTTGACCTGTGGGGCCTGCTGCGGGAGCGCTTGGCCAAAACCAGTATTGACTGGAATTTGCATATCAGCCTCCTGCTTTGGGTGTTGTCTTCCAACCGGGTTGGATGGTGATCTTTCCACCGGCACCCAGCGCGGTGCTGATGCCAGTCAGATAGCCATTCTTTTCAGCGTTGGCCCCCGCCGTGCGTGTCAACGAGGCCTCGATCTCTTGTTCACTGGCGCGGCGTTCACCGTTCAGGATGGACATGTAGGCATCGTGCTCGGTGTCTTGGTAAATCTGGCGATTGGCCTCGCCTGCGCTGCCCTCGCCCACCACCACACCGGATGCCGCCGCCGCAACGTCTGACGAGGCAATGGCAAAGCGCTGTTGCTTGCGGATCATCTGGGCTTGCGCCAGTGCGTCATCACGCGCAACACGTGCGGAGTAGTCCATCTGTGAGGCTTGTGCTTTCGCCATCGCGTTGGAGGCTTCGCCCTGCTGGATGCCGCCCATGACGCTCATACCGGCTGATCCGGCCATCATTGAAATTGGGTCACACATGGTTATCTGCTCCAGTGAAAATAAAAGAAGGCATCGTTGGGCCCTTGGGGTGTTTCGAGTTCGAGGGTGAAGCCGCACCACGACAGCCAGCGAATGGCAGTCCAGTGCTCGTTGTGCACCAGGTTGTGAAGGTGGTTGAATTTCTCTTGCATCTGGCCGACTACCTTGCGGGACAGCGCCATGCCATCGCGCGGGTGCTTTCTAAATTCGGGTGTGGCCACCATCCAGGGGATGCCGGTATTCGGATGGCGCGTGTCAGGCACACAGCCGAACAGGGCTACCGGCTCAGCGTCATCCTTGACTACCAGGCCCACGATCACCGAGTTTGATATGCCATCGAGGATGGATTCCATAGGATCCAGTCCTGCAGCCGCCAGCTCTGCCGCATCTTCTTGGGAGATATTGAGCAGGACGTACAGAACCTGATCGTCATTGATAGGAGAAATGGTCAGCATGTTCAGTCGTTCACAGTGATTTTTCGGACAACAGAAAGCAGGTGCATGGGCAGCGGCTGGTCTTGCACGATGGACAGCTCAGAGCGGCCCCGTTCCCAGCCCAGCATTTCAATGCGTAGCAGGCCGGAATACATGGGGGGCGGTTGATCTAGCACGGCGGGGCCAAAGTGGCGGAATGGCACGTCCTGATCACGGCCTTCGCCATCGATCACCTGCGCGCCAAGCGTGTTGTAGAAGCGCATCGTCAGCTCGCGCATGCTCATGCTGTTGCCCTGCGCAGTACCGGTGCCGGTGCCGACCTCGGGTGTGAGCAGCTTGATGGTGCTCTTGAAGTGCAGGCCAATCAGCGTGCGCTTGGATGACCGGGGCAGTGTGATCTGGCCAGCGGTCACCACCTGCTGCGGCATGGGTGAACCATCGGCCACGATATCGACCGTCTTGCCTTCTAGGTGGCCCAGCCCGGTGAATACCGTCTGTCCGGCCACGTTGTCGATCACGATTCCAGCATCCACTGTGCAACCGTAGGTCAGGATCGTGGCCAATGGCGGCATGGCCAGGGGATCCACTGCCACCGGATAGATCGGCTGGAAAGTGTTGTCCAGGTACTCCACATAGCGCTTGGTCACGCCGTTGATGGTGCGGCGCACGATGACCCACAACTGATCCTGCGTCCCAATTGGAATGGTGCTCACCGATTCCACTGCACCATCGGTGTAATGCCGTGCCCAGCCGTTCACCTGTTGGTCTCGGTCAAGCGTGCAGCTAATCAGCGTGCCATCGGTCAGCACCATCCAGAGCATTTGGTCTGGGTCTTGCTGGTAGGCCATGGATACAACGCCAGTAGTGGTGATGTGCTCAGCCAATACAGTCAGGTCGGGCGCTTGGTAGCCATCGATCTGAAAGGAGTACGACATCGCGCGCACCTTTCGGCCAGAGCGCTGCACAAAGATGCATTCTTTGCCAACCAGCAGCGGGCGCACGATCTTGGAGCCATAGCCAGTTTGTGGCTTGATCTGCACGTTTGTGGGGGTGATGGGCTTCTCATTGCCTCCAGCCATGGACAGCTCACCACCATAGGTGTGGATCAGCATGGATCGATTGGAGACAAGATAGCTGATCGGGTTGATCTCATCGCTGCTGATCGTGAAGATGCAGGCATCACTGTCCGCCGAACCCTTGGTGAAGTCGTAATACAGAGCGGTGCGGCTTCCCCAGATCGTTTGCGGGTACTTGGTGGAACCGGCGCACCAAAGCCGCTGCTCATGCAGGGTGCCGGTGCGTGGGTAGCCGTTGGCTGCGCTCCACACCGTTGCTTCCAGTGACCAGGACAAGGCCGGGGCCAGCGTGGCAGAGGTCAGCACCGTGACCACCGTTGCCGCCACGATGGTGTCAGAGGTGAAGCCGGTGATCTTCGCGATGCCTGTGTTCATCCGCACGTACTTGCCAACGTCTCCCGCGCGCCAGCCGGAATCGTCCAGTGTCAGGGTGATGGCAGCACCCACTGGGCCCACCGCGCTTGGCGTGACTGAGGTCTGTGGCGACAAATCCATGTTCCAGGAACCACTGGCCAGCGAAGTGCTCAGAAACGCATTGGTGACCGTGACGGTGACCACCGTGGTGGATGTGTAGCCTGTGATGGCGCCAATGCCTGCCAGCGCCGACAGGTTGCGCCCCACATCGCTGGGCAGGAATACCGCCGCTGCAGCCGTGGCAGTGACTACACCCGACACTGCCGACAGCGTGAGCGTGGTGGCCGGTGACAGGCCTTGCTCATCAAATGGGGGCACCGTGAAGTTAACCGCCGACAAGTCCCACGATGCATTGGTGAACCGGCGCAGGCGCTGCTGTGGCACCAGTGGGTGAAACAGGAACATCGTGTCAGCACCCTGCACGTAATCGATGTCCGGCAGCATGGCCTCGGTGTACGGAGTGACCAGTTCCACACCCAGATACACCCCGTTGGGCGAATAGATGCGCATGTACAGGTCACCAAACTCCAGCATGTAGGCCAGGTCTTTGCTGTAGATGAACTCGATCAGGCGGCTCTTTTTGTTGCTGGTCTTGGTTTCCTGAGCAAAGCGGGTTCCAGCGCGGCGCACTGCACCGCCATGGATTACCGGGTGGGCATTCTCCAGAATCTTGGCGGCGTTGCCGTAGCGGTCTACATCGGTGCGGCCATACATGCGGGGCGACAGCTCGCCCGCGGTGAAGTTGGTCTGCATTAAGCTCAAGCGAGGCATAGCACCTCCTTTGGATGGGAAAGCAGCATGTGCCGAACTGCCTGTTTTGTGCATCCGTACAGATCACCTATTGACTGCAGCGTTTCTCCATATGCTCTCTTTTTTGCGATCAATGGAAGGTCCTGCAAAGGTATTTTTCTCTGCAATCGTCCAGCAGCAAACGATGTCTGCATGTTCTCTCTGCGTGATCCAAGCGCCAAATGCTCTGGGTTGCTGCAAATTGGGTTGTGGCACAGGTGCATAACATCCTTTCCAGCCGGTATTTCACCTTTGTGAATCTCATACGAGACACGGTGAGCCAGCTTCACGACTCGTTTCCCATCTGTGGTGATGTGGATCGCACCGTAGCCAGTTGAGACTTTGGCATCACGCCATGACCAACATCCATCACCACGGATTACCTTTGCGAGATAGCGCTCTTGATGTTTATCCATGTCATTCAGCCCCGTTGCTACGCGGCGAGAAGCGTGCATTCAGCAGGCGGAAGTTACCCAGCGTCTCGGGCGGCTGATCCTGCGAATCAATGGTGCGGGCACGTTTCAGGATGGGCTCAATGGCTGTGTCGATCAGCTGCTCCAAGCTGGTGCTCTGGGTGATCGGGTAGGCCAGCACCTGACGCATGGCCAGCGTGACTGCCATCACCAGTAGCGGTGTCCACTTCGCTTCATTGTCGTTCTTGTAGAGGTAGCGCAGATTGACCAGAGAGGCATCGGTCAGTATCTTTCCGTCCTCCAGGTCGTAGTCGTCTTCATTGCCGGCCTCGCCCACCGCAAGGATGCGCAGGAAATCGGCCGGAAGAGTGAATTGATTAGTCCAGTCGAATGCAGGCTTGGCGGCATCGGGACTGAGTTGCACGCGGCGAATGCAGCAGTTCCATGGATGGGAACTGAGCACGTAGTCACGCACTGTGGGGTACAGGTTTGAGCACTGTCGCGCCCGGTCTGTGTTGTCGTCAAAGGAGGCGATGGTTTGCGCCCCGTTCATCAGTAATGCGTTTGAGCAGATTGAGACAGCGCTAGTCATCTTTCGGGCCTTTCAAAAAGAACAGGGAGCACTAGGCCCCCTGTTCATAAAAATCCCCAGGGAAGGGGATCAAGGAGACATCAGTCAGTGACGTAAGGCATGGTTAGCGTGATCACTTGGCTGGCACCCAGAGCGGCACCAGCCACGGTGGAGATCAGCGTGCAATCGTCAGTCGCGCTGGCAAAGTTGTTGCCAAACGAGTTGGAGTCGTCAGAGGTTTCAAACGATGCGCCGTTGGCACTGGCATACGTGGGTACAGCGGAACCGGCGGTGGTGACAGCAGTCGCGGCCAAGTGGCGTGCAGCCGAAACGTTGTCACCCAGGTTGAGCGTGGACGATGCAGCGCCAGCCGACCATTCCATGCGGCCCAGGTGACCGATGACGCGCGCCTTGACGGGCAGCTTGCCCCAAACGATCTTGTCGCCAATGGCGGGCATGCCGGTAGCCGGAGCGGTGTAAGTGCTCTGGAACAGGCGCAGGCGACCATTGAACTTGTTCGCCTTGACGCGGTTAGTGAGCGGCTGTCCAAAGGCCGGGCCATTGACTGCTGTTTGCAGGTCTGAATAAAAGAGTGCCATGGTGTGGTTCTCCTAGAGTTGGGTGATGGAGGTGCTTATTCCAAGCAACCGATTTCCACAACGCCTTCGTCTTCCAGGCGGGTGGCTGCGATGGACATGCGGGCGTAAACCTGCACGCTGTAGTTCTTTCCGGGCAGCACGTCGATGCTGGAAACAATGTCCTTGCCAATGCCCAGGCCGATACACGACTTGGCGTAGGCAATGCCGAAGCGGGTGCTCACTGTGGAATCGCGGTACAGACGCTCGGAGCGCACGAATTTGAAGCCAAGGAAGGTGTCGATCTGGCCCTGAGACAGCGCCTTCACGTTGTTGTAGTCCACCGACTTAATTTCAGTCGTGCCGTACAAGTTGGTCAGCATCTTGCTGTTGACCACGATCACGCGAGAAGACTGTTCGCTGTTGGACTGGCCATCAGCAGCCATGCTCTGGTCATCGTCCACCTCATTGGCGTCCAAGATTTCCTTGGTAGCCAGCAGCTTGGCCAAGGTCAGCGAGGTGCCACCCACGGCGATCTTCTGCGCAGCTGGCAGAGCGATCAAACCGGAGTTGGTGCGTGCATTACCGCGAGCAGCTGCAATGATGATGTCGTCCTTGGCGCGGTTCAGCGCGGCAACGGCCAACTGGCTGTAAGGCGA